GACCCGACCGTCTTTGTCGGCCCGTTCTGCCTGATCGAGACCGGGGAGATCGGCAAAAACACGGTACTCGGCCCATACACGCACGTCATGAACAATTCCCGTATTGGCGCCCACTGCCACTTGGAGGGCTGCTACATTGAGGGCGCGAAGATCGGCGACAGCGTCAAAGTCTGGCGCAACGCGCACCTAATGGCCGATGCCGAGATTGGCGACGGATCGCTGATCGGCCATGGCTGTTTCATCGCAGACGGTTCCCGTGTCGGCAAGGACTGTCGGCTGATGCTCAACGTCGGTATCGGTCGCGTGACGACCATCGGCGATGGCGTCTACATCGGGCCGAACGTGGTGCTATCGAACAGCGATCCGACGGGGCAGTTGCAGCCGGTGCTTGTCGGTCACAACGCATGGATCGGCACCAACGCGGTGACGACCGCTGGGGTCAACATTGGACACCACGCCGTGGTTGGTGCTGGTGCTGTGGTGACGAAGGACGTCGAGCCGTACCAGATCGTTGTCGGCAACCCTGCGCGGGTGGTTGGTGATGTGAGGGTGGGGAAGTGATCCTCTCGGTCATCTGCCCCGCGTTGATTTGCCGCGATGGCATGTCGCCGATTCTGCATAGCATCGCGGACCAGGCAAGCGGCAAGCCTGTCGAGTTGCTGGTGCTGGCCGATAACGGTGCGATGTCGATTGGCGAGAAGATGAATCACTTGTACACAATGGCCCGCGGTGAGTGGACGGCCGCCGTGGCCGATGACGACAACGTCACTCCGGACTACGTTGACTCGCTTCTCGAGGTGCTACAGGATAAGGCTCCCGACGCTGTTACGTTCGATTTCCAGTACGTCGGTGAGCGGTGCAAGAGCCCGGCAGGCATTCCCGGTGGCGCGAGTGTCCAGCGCCGCGGCCTGCATCCTGTCGCGGCCATCCGCACGTCCATCTGCCGTGAATTCGATTGCCCGAAGATTAGCCAGGGCGAAGACAGCGTGATGCGTAACTGGTTGTCGAAGCGCGTCCATGACGTGGAGCGAATCAAGCGCGTTCTATACCGGTACAACTTCCGGCCGGCGAAGCCCGAGTTCTACGGGAACCTGTGTAGGCCCGTGGGGATGGGAGTGAATCTGTAGGTTAGCAACGAACAACATCCGCTCGACTAGCTCCCGAGCGGCTAGACATTAGGCCCGCCCTTTACTTGCGCAAGAGGTGAGGGGCGGGCCTTTTTGTCGCTTAGGACCGAAGTGAACGAACCACAGCAACACCCGAACCGATTCCAACGCACGATGCGCGCGGTCGTCCGCGGTCTGTTCGGCGTTGACTGGGGCGTCGGCGGCGATCCCGCCGGTTGGCCTCAGCAGCAGTCGTGGTTGCGCGGGTCTGACCAGCTACGCGGCTCAGACAGCGTCGATAAGCCGTATTCGCAGGTCGGCCCGTTCCAGCGCGTCGTATCGGTGATCTCGCGCGATGCCGCGTCGGTGCCGTGGGAGTTCTTTGCGGTTGACGCAGATGGCGAGCCCGGTGACGAGCCGGTACCGAATCATCCGGTATCGCAACTGTGGTCGAAGCCCAACGGTCATATGACGGGCAATCAGCTCCTGATCGGCTCGTACATCTCCAAAATGGTCTTCGGCGAGTACTTCTGGCACTACCCGAAGCTGGCCATGGGCCGCCGCGGCAGCATGCGTGCGCTGGAGCGGTCGTCGGGCGAGTTGCTGCTGCTCTACCCGCCGAAGGTCAAGCGCGAGCTACAGGCCGACGGGACGATTGCCTACGCGCTACGGGACGAAAGCGGCATAGACCAGCCGATAGATTCGCGGCGGTTGACCCATTCCCGCCGGTACAACCCCTACAGCCAGGTCCAGGGCCTGTCGTTGGCCGCATCAATCATGGCCGACCTGATTGGCTACTACGCCGCAGCGCAGTGGAACGCTCGATTCTTCAACGAGCAGAACGGCGTGCCGACAATCCTGCTCATGCCCGGCGAGAAGTCGGCGCTGGGGCAGAGCGAGGACGACCGGCAAAAGTTCATGCGGCGGTTCACGCAACGCACGGCGAACAAGCGCACCGTTGCGGCGTTGCCTAGCGGCTGGACTGCCCAGGACTTCGGCCTATCCCAGCGCGACATGGACTTTGCGGAGCTACGGCAGTTCGGCCGTGACGAGGTGCTGGCCAACGCAGGCGTGCCGCCGCTGATTGCGGGCTACCTGACGCGGCCGATCACGTACAACGCATCGGAGCAGAAGCAGTCATATTGGCAATCGACCATCAACAACTTCCTGACCGAGGAGCAGGCGGTCATCAACGAGGACTTCCTGCCGAAGGTCGGTGTCAGCGAGCGCGTGTTCCCGAAGTGGGAAGTGGTCAAGGCGCTGCTAGAAAACCTGGTAGAGAAGACCGAGGTAGCCGGAAAGCTGTTTTCGATGGGCTTCACGAAGCGGCAAATCAACGACCGGCTGGAGCTGGGTTTTGACGTAGACGAGTTGGAAGATCCTGACACCGGGTACCTGCCGTTCAACCTCATGCCCGTGTCGCTTGTGCTGAACCCGCCACCGCTCCCGCAGCTACCAACGCCAAACGACGGAAACGAAGAGACCGACGGCGGCACCAACGGTGAAGCGAAGGGCTTTAACGGCGGCTTTAACGAAGTTGTTCGCACGATGCTCTGGCGGCGGCTCGTCAACCAGACCCGCGACCTCGAAGCGCGGTTCAACTCGACCGTTCGCGGACACATGCACAGCATTGAGCAAGAGGTCCTAGAGAACGTCAACGGCACGAAGGGCTGGCTGGCAACGCAGAAGCAGGACGAGACCACGCCGATACAACTCCTGCTGTTCGATATCGACAAGGCCAAGCGCAGTTTGCAGTCGGCCACCGTACCGATTCATCGCGAGGCGTTGAAGCGTGGCGGCGAGTCGGTGCTGCTCGATATCGGTGCAGGCATCGACTTCGAGCTGGCCGACCCGATCGCCAGGGCGAAGATTGCCGAACTCACCGGCAAGATCACACGCATAGACGACACGATCGAGCACGCGCTGCGGGTGTCGCTGCAAGAGGGCATCGTGGCCGGTGAGTCGCCGCAGCAGTTGGCGGCTCGCGTGCGCAGCGTGATGGACGCCAGCCAATCGCGCAGCATGACGATTGCGCGCACGGAGACGGGTTTCGCCTACTCGACCGGCCGCAACGTCGGGATGCAGCAGGCTGGGGTCGAGAAGCACGAGTGGCTGAGTGCTCGTGACGCCCGCGTTCGTGACGACCATGCCAAGTCTGACGGCGACGTCGTGCCCATCGGTCAACCGTTTCCCGATACCGGGTTGCAATACCCGAACGACCCCAACGGCCCGCCAGGTCAAATCATCAACTGCCGCTGCGTTGCGGTGCCGGTGCTGGAGGAATAGCCATGTCAGACACGCCACAGGTTGCTAACTACCAGCGCTGTGCAGTGCGGCCCGAGGTGAAAGCGTCAAACGACGACAAGCGCGAGGCGCTGCACCTGATCTCTACCGCGAGTATTGACCGCGGCGGCGACGTCGTGGAGCCGGGCGGTGCAGCGCTGGACAACTTCCTGAAGAACCCGGTTGTGATGCGTAATCACTCCTACATGACGCAGGACATTATCGGCCGTGCCACGGCCGTGACGATTGACAAGGACGGCATCTGGGCGCGCACGGCGTTTCGGGACACCGAGGTCGGCCGCGAAGCCTACGCGCTCTCGAAAGAGGGCCTCGGTGGCTGGTCGATTGGTTTCAGGCCGATCAGGCACGAGTCGATCGAGGACGACAAGGGTGTATTCCGTGGCTACCGCTTCAAGGAATGGGAGCTGCTGGAGTACAGCCAGGTACCGATCCCGATGAATCAGGATGCCGTGCAGAGCGCGGTGCAGCGTGGGCTCGTGAGCGAGGCGCATGTGCCGCTGTTCTTCGATGTCACGGAAGCAAAAGAAGTAATCGAACCGGAGAAGCCGGCCGACGAGGCCGCGCCCGACAGGGCGAATGTGGAACCGGTCACACGTCGCATTGACATTCACCCGGCCATGGTGGCCATTGACCGGGTCCGCACCACACTTGCGAGAGACGACGCGGCCCGCAAGCTACGACACATCAAAAGGTGAGAAGCAGATGTCAGATACAGACCAAGTAGTAGACGACATGCGTTCTGCGGCAGAGCTGGCCCCCATTCTCGACGGGGTGTCCAAGATTGCCAAGGACGTTGTCGCTCGTGACAAGAAAGTGGACGAGAAGCTGGAGAGCCACGAGAAGGCCCTCAAGCGATCGAATGAAGACCTCGAAGACAAGATGAACAAGGGCTTCGAGGACGTGCTCGACCGATTCGACCGCTACACCAAGGCGCACGGCGATGCAGTCCGTAGCGTGCTCGGCGTACAGCCGGGCGGCAACGCGCTGCACGACGTGATTCCGAAAGAGTACAAGGACAACGCCGGTCAGTACGAGTTCTGCGCGAGCAAGGTCAAGTCGAAGCGACTTCAGGACCCGACAACCTACATGGCCGCGAATCGCTGGTTCGAGTTGGCGTCGAAGCTGGGACTTCAGCAGTTCCGCGGCAACTCCAGCCGGATGGCCGAAGAGCTGGACAAGCTCAGCGCTGCATTCGAGTCGGAGACCAAGGCCGCGCTGCAAGAGGACACGGCGGCTGAGGGCGGGAACCTCGTCCCGACGCTGGTCGGGACGGAGATCCACCGGCTCATCACCGACGCGGGCGACCTGTTCCCGCGTGCGCGTCAGGTAGCGCTACAGACCAAGACCACCAATCTCCCGACCGAGAACACGGCGGTGACCGTGAACTGGATCACGGAGGAGACGGCGATCACACAGGGCGAGCCGACGTTCTCGCAGGTCGCCATCACGGCCGACAAGCTGGCCGGCCGGGCAAAGTTCTCGGTCGAGCTGTTGCAGGACTCGGCGCCGATGCTGCTCCAGTACCTGCTCGAGGTCTTCACGGAGAAGATGGCCGGCGAACTGGACTATCAGCTTGTCCTCGGAGACGGTACGGCACCCGAACTGCTCGGGATCATCAACGACGCGGGGCTGGTGCAGGACAC